TCTATGACGGGTTTCAATATAGAGCCCGTTTTTTACGCGAAAAAAAAAAAGATAAGCCCAGCCCCCCATGCGTATAGCACAGGGGGCCAGGCGAATCTCAGAAGGGTTTAACCTTCATGATCAAACCGAACGCCTTCGAGCTGACGACTGCGAGTCGCTCGTACTGGAGGACGGCTACGATACCGGCCAGAGAGGTAGCTGCACCGAGAATTGCGTCTTTGCTGAGCTTCTTGCTCTCGCCAAGGGCTTTGGCTTTGGCAAGAGTCTCGACATTTCGAGCAATTGTGGTGTAGTCCTCACTAGCAGGATCGTGAAGCTCGGCCTCCTTCAGAGCAGCTTCAATTGTCTGCTGAATGGGGTCAGGGTTCTTCATGGATGGGCTCCTTTCTAGGGGTTCATTATAGAGCAGGTTTTTCTCGCTTAGACCTGCTTGACGTCCAGCGTCACCTTCCCATTCCGAAGCATCTCGGCGACGCCCTGGTCGAAGGTGGCGTGGATCCCTTGGTCCTCAGACACGTGGAGGGCGCCGGAAGGCTGGGTACCCTGATACTTGGTGGAGCTCACGCCTAGAAGCACACCCAGGAAGGTGTCGATCGCAGCGATAGTGCCAGCAACCTCCGTCGGGTTAGGCAGGTGCCACAGAGCCGCCAGCGTGAGGTAGAGCGCAGAGGTAGCCGGAAGGGCGACCAGCGCAACCCACTTGAGGATATCGTAGGACTTGTTGTTCAACTTGCTCTCCTGAAGGTGCTTAGCCATTGATTTTCCTCTTTGTCGGGGGTCTAGGGGTGGGGACTACGGGAAGATTCTTGACCTCATTCACAATCTTCTCAGCAAGCCCATTCCCCCCGAACTCGGAATAGGGCTCTACGAGATACTTCATGAAGTCCTCATACTCGTCGAGGGTGAGAAATCCTCGATGCAGATATGTCTTCCCGACATATACAATCCGGTCATGGGCCATTCCGAGCAGAAGCCTTGACGTGGCGGACTTCCGCTCACTGCGCTTCATGATCCAAGCCCACATCCCGGAAGATCCCAGAACCGACAAGAATATCGCAAGGACAATGTCAGTCAGGGGGTTGAATCCGAAGTGCTGCATGTTAACCGATCGCTAGATAGGGACGTACCCCGAGTGAGTAGTTAATCGGGGCGTGGGAGAACTGACCAGTAGACTTCATGTAGACTGCAGTCTGTGCTGAAGCTCGTTCGCGAAGCCAGTATTCCTCCTCAATGTTAACAAGGGCGGGGTTGAGCCTGAAGGCGGGGAACTGGTTGTGGTGCATACCCTTGGCGAGGGGATCGTTGAAGATCGACGTTCCCCAGAGCATGGCCTCGTCCATGATATTGATGTGCGGGTTATACCAGCGCCAATCCCTGACTGCGCCGTTACCATCGTACCCAGTAGCGACTCGAGTCCAGACGCCGACCATATTAGACCGGTTGAACAGAGACTCGGCCATACGACTGGCCTGGGTCATGGTGGACTGGTTGAGAGTCGAGTCTACGTATGAGCGCTGATCCGGGATAGTGGTGGACCAAGCCTCTCGGAACAGGGACCGGTCAGGAACCACGATGATGTGGTTCTGTCTGAACGGCGGCTCGCCGATGTTGATGAAGTAGTTGAACGCCACGATACGCCAGGTGACACCGGAATAGGTCCAGTAGTCTCCGAGGTACATCCCAGAGAAGGATCCGCTTCGGATCGCCTGGAGATATGGAGTCACCGAGTTACCCAGAGATGCGCCTCGGTAGATCGAGTTGTGAACACCGACGTTCGAGTCATTCAGCATCCCATAAACAGATCCCGAGTTGTTGAACTTCTCGTTGATCTGGGTGATCTTGAGCTCGGTTCCAGCGACTCGCCCCTCGACGGCCTGGATACGATCGTTCTGGTTCTTGTCGCTCACCTTGAGGTTGGCAACATCAGTAGAGGTGTTACCCCCCGCGTTAGCCAGAGCATCTCGAACCGAGTCGAACCAGGTGTTGAACTCACCCTGGAGCTTGGCCTGGAGAGAGTCCAGATTAATCGTCTCGAGAGGCCCGCGAACATAGGGGGTACGAGCACTACCTACGAGGTTGATGATGTTCTCAGCAACGATTTGTCGAGAGTTCTTGATAACCTTGATCTGAGCCAGTGCGAATGTCTGTCGATCACCACTATCACCGACATTCGGGATCAGAGGGGTGACTGCGGGCGTACCCTGGACAACCTTGATCTTAGCGCCACGAACTGCCTTAGATCGGTCAACCTCAATGCAAACGAGGTCAATCCGGTCTAGGGTGGCGTGAGAACCAGTGATAGCAACCGTCTCATCGCCGGAGTTCTCGACCCATCGGTTATTCAGCCAAGCCTTACCTGCACCCACATATACCGACATACCGTTGTTGGTGGGTCGAACTCGGAACTTGTCTCCCACGTTCGGGAAGACGCCCGGTGCGATGATTCCGTCGAAGAGCGATCCGAACTGGTCCGCATCGTAAGTACGGTCACCATTCACAGAGTTGTAGAAACCACTAGAAATGGCCATGCATTAATCCCTTTCTCGAGGAGCAATGACCTCTCCGGGGCCACCGCGAGTGAAGTCAATACGGAAGCCGTCACCATTCCACTTGGTACGAGACGACATTGAGATAGTAGGAACTCGAGAGAACCCACTACCGGACCAAGACTCAGTCATCTCAGTCAGCTGGCACTCAATTGGCTCTGCGTTGCTGCCCGAGGGGACGTAGTAGAAGATATCTCCGACATCGAATCCAGTACGGTACTCGACATTGGAGAAGCTATTGATCTTACCCGAGATCATCTTGAGCGGGGTATACTTCGGAAACATAGCGTCCAGAACCCAGAAGGGATACCACACCTCACTCAGAGATGTGATGTGCTTCCTCTGAAGATCGGTGAGCGCTTTCCAGTCCTTGATCGAATACGGTTTGTGGACCTGGGTATTGTCCCACAAGACCTCTCGCCGAGTGATCGGATTCTCAGACCGAAGCGTATGCGCTCGAGTGTGGGTACTGCCGTCGGCGATCCACTTCAGGTCCACATCGCCAGAGTCCCAAACCTCATAGATCGTGCTCTTCTTATCGACGATAGAGTCCACCGACTCAAAGTCGGAGAAGTTGTCGTTCTCCTGAGCAAGTGTAATCGTATTGATGAGGTGTGGAGCAGTCACATAGCAGTGGATACCCTGGTTCTCGAGCTTGATCTTGTAGAAGAGTGGGTATCCGTTTGGCTTACATGCCGAGAGCACGTTCTTGAACATGTCCGCAATCGGAGCCCGATCGTAGATGATCCACTTCCCGTCCTGGATCTTCTGACCTGTATCGTTGACGTAGGCCATCTGCGACACTCGAGTCTCTCGGTGGAAGTTGAAGTTATCAATCCTACGAGAAGCTTCCGCATCCTTACCCAGATGAGCATGTGCCAAGTTTTCGGCCGTCATCTGAGCATTGAACTGTCCATTGGCGTCTGGTTCGATCCACTGCCTGTGAGGAAGGACTCTCCACTCGAACATTGACTCGAGAGATCGCCCAGTATACTTGTGGAGGTAGACACCGTCATCCTCCTGCTTTACGGTAGCGGTCTCGATTACCATGGCGGTCGAGGTATCATCTCGAATAAACAGGTTCCCAAGACTGTACTCGTACCCGGGTTGATCCGAGTAGAGCTGGAGCTCGAACTGGCCGTAGTCATATGCCCGCTCGGTCCAGTTGAGGGAGTAGAAGTTATTCGGAACCTCAATCCAAGAATTGTAGTTATGAAGGAACGCGAAGAACAGCTGCATTAGATCCCCCTATAAAGTGTATCGTATTCCATAGAGACGTTCACGTCGTCAACGCCTCCAGCATACTGAAGGGCGATCGTGTTGATTCCTGGGTGCATCTGAATCCAGGTACTCCCTGGGGCCAGAACGCCAGTGATGTAGGACTTCCTTCCTCGAGCCTGGTGAGTGATCGACTTCTTACCAGGACGAGTGTCCACAACAATGCTCTCTCCAGCATAGAAGTTACCAGCTCGAGAGATGGACATTGTTTCGTTGAAAGTTGTGTTGCTCAGGATAAGGTTGCTAACCGTACCGAGGAACTCGACGGTGATCGTGACACCAGCAGGGTAGTCACCAAGGTATCGGATATCCTTACCCGAGGAGTTGGTCATGTCACCGAACTTGAGCTTGTGGTTGTCCTGTGAGAAGAACGGGAACTCGAAGGTGGGTGTGTTGTCATTGAAGCCCACAACCTTCTGGATCTGAGTAGCGGAGGACTTCCAATACGGGTCCAGCCCAAGAAGGGAGACCTGGATCTCCTGCCGCTCAGAGAAGATGTTCGGCTCGACGGACTCGACGATGAAGTCGGAGTGCACGTTAAGCCAGTCGGTTGTCACACCGAGAGTAATGGTCTCCCCGACTCCGAAGTAGGAATATGTCTTGAGTCGGAGTTCCTGAATGTCGGTCCCCCAGGGGATCAGAGTCAGTACCACAGTACGAGTACCAACCCTGATCCCCTTAAGGAACGCTCCGTCCAGCAGGGCGAATCCATCAGTGCTGATGTCCGCCTTTACTGGCCCCAGACCAGTAATCTCCTTGACCGCGACCCCCGACTCGTAGGGGTTCGTGATGTCGATGGTTAGACGATCCCCCGACTTTGTCGTGGACGAGATCTCTGAGATCATAGTGTCAACTTGTCCTTTGCCATAGCAAGCTGAGTGTTGGTGTTGCGGTAGATAGTAGCCGCATCCAGCGCCTCAGGCGAGTTGTTGGTCTGGTTGAATGTGATGTTTGTAACACCATTTTGACTATTCTTGTCAGAATTGTCAACTGCGATCGGAGAAGGAGGCCTAGCCGCATTTGCAGCCTGAGCCGTGACTCCGATGGCGGGAAGGAAGTTGTTGATTCCCTTAGCCTGCTTCTGCATCTCAGTGAGATCCAGAATGGGCTTGATTTCCGGCTTGAAGGATGGGTCGTCCTCGATGAGTTCGTTTACTCCGTCGAGCGCCTTTGACATAGCGTCGTAAGCTGCGCCAGCCATACTACCTCCGGCATCAGCAACACGATCGCCAGTATCCTCGATACCGATTGCCAGACCCTCTCCGACGTATCCACCGAGTTCCATCATCAGTCGAGAAGGAGAGTGGATCTTGAAGTAGCTCTTGACCTTGTTGTAGCCATTCTTGGCTACGTTCAGCATAGACTCACCGAAGCTCCAGGCCTTGGATGCGAGACCGTTGGTCATACCGTCGACAATAGCCCAAGCAATCTCTCGACCAACCTTGTTGAAACGAGGAGCGTACTTGTTGATGGCATCTCGGACGCCCTCAAGGAGCTTGAGTACTGTCCACATACCCTTGTCGATGATCTTCGGGCCATTCCTAGCGATTCCGTCCAGGAAGTTGAGAATAACATTAGTAGCGGCGTCAATTACCTTACCAATATTGTCCGCAATCCCATTCAGGAAGTTCGCCAGAATTGTGGCACCCTTCTCGCCGAACTCGTAGGCATGGTTAGCCAGCTCTGTGAGCATTGCTTGAATCAGGATGAACAGTGATGCCACAATACCGGGAATATTGACATTGATAGCATAAATGATCGCCCCGAGCAATGCCGCCATAGCAACCGCAAGCTCCGGAGCCTTAGACCCCAGGGTGATGATGAAGTTAGCAATGGCGTTTGCGAAATCAATAGCTACCTGAGGAAGGATAGCCGCTAGCTGCTTCAATCCCTCAGTCAGGACCAGGAATGCTGCCGCACCGGTAGTAGCACAGATACCCAGAACTGCTGCAAATGCCGCCATACCGATAGAGATCGGAAGCAGGGCGAGACCTAGTGCGAGAAGTGCTGCAGTGAGTACGATCATACCAACTGCGAAGTACTGAGCACCGGCTGCTGCAGCCACCAGGATCAGCATACCACCAGCAAGAGCGATCAAGCCGATGGCTAGCTGGGTCCAAGTGATCCCAGATAGGGTCTTCATTGCTGAGGCCAGGGCCAGGAATGCGATCGAGGCAATACCCAACGCAATGGCTCCTGTCTTGAAGGCATCCGCCGCAGCCATCGAGATGGCAAGGATAGCAAGACCCGCCGCCAGGGCGATGAGCCCCTTAGCTAGAGTCATGATATCCATATTACCAAGAATTGCAACCGCGCCAGTCAGGACCAAGACTGCCGCTGACATAGCAATGATTGCAGCGGCGCCTCGAGCATTGGCTCTGCCTGCAATTGCCATTGCAATCGACAGCTCGGCAATGATAACGCCAAGGGCAATTACGCCCTGGAGAAGCTTTCCGGTATCCATCGTCCCAAGCATCCAGATAGCCGCCACAAGGATGTTGCAAGAGACAGCCAGCGATAGAAGAATCGCAGCGCCCTTACCCATAAAGGGGTCCTTACTAACGACCATCATGAACCCAGACAGGATCGCCACAACCGCCGCAAGTGTCACAACACCCTGGATTGCCTTACCAGTGTCCATAGATCCAAGAGTGTATACTGCCAGAGACAGAATAACACATGCTGCAGCAAGAGCAAGAAGTATTCCAGCGCCCTTCTCTACGCCCTTGGTGGCAGCCATCTTAGTCATGAACTCCTGCATGGTCATCATCAGAATCTTCATGGCGGCAAGACCGACCACGGCGCCCTTGAGATCCATTCCGGCAAGAATCCGGACAGCAGTTGCCATCAGGATCATGGCTGCACCCATAGCAATGAGCATAGCCACAATACGAACACTGTCATTCTTGAAGGCCACCATCTTGGTCATAGACTCAAGCATGTCATCCATCATCTTGAAGAGATACTTCAGGACAGCCAGTGTGACGAGGAGCTTCGGTGCCGGAACAAGAGACATCAGGATCAGTGCCCCGGCAAGAACACCGAGAGCAATTGCGATCGTCAGAAGGGCTTTGGCTTTAACCTTCTGCTCGAATGCCTCGAGGACCCCTCCGAGCTTGTCGAAGACGTTACCGAGCTTGTCAGCGACATTTCCGATCTTGTCGAAGTTCTCTTTAAATGAGTTGATCCATCGAGTAAAGGCAATAAGTACTCCACCGCCAATAGCCCCGACAAGGATCTTACCCATGTCATAGGACTTGAGGTTGGAGTTTGCCTGACTCATCGCGGTACCGATAGAGCCGAATGCATTCTTAGCACCTTCCTTCACCTTGGGAGCGAAGGTGTTTACCACGAAGTCCTTGAACTCGACGAACTTCTGCTTGATAGTGTCGAAGAGTTCCGGGAGGTGAACCGCTCGAGCGACCTGTTTGATGTCCTCGAACCATTTCTTAAGGAAGTTCTCCTTAGCCGCTTGGCCGGTTTCCTTGGCAGCCTGGGCTGCGGCAGTACCAACCTCAGATACGGCACCGGCTGCCTCCTTAGCCTTAGCCTTTACCTCGCTGTGACCGTTTACCCAGTCACGGAAGGATAGGGCTACATCTTTAACCTTGCTGCCAACATCACCGAAAGCCTTCCCTAGCTTGGGCCAAACACTGCTATTTTGAACAGTGTTCCAAGTTTCGATCAGAACTTCCTTAAGTTCGACCAGCTTCTCTTTGAGCCACTGAACCTTCTCAGAGATCTTGAGCTTGTTTCCGAGTTCATCGAACTTGGTTCCCAGAGAAGCGACAATAGCCTCGGCAGAGGACATGTCTCCAAGGTTGAACCCCTTGAAGTAGTCAGAGAGAGCAGCCTTACCCGAGATGAGCTTAGCTTTGAGCTTGTCTCCGACGCTTCCGGCGAATTCATTGATCTTGGACTTGGCCTTGTCTACTCCGCTGTGGATGGAATCCATCGCGGCAGAGAACTCTCGACCGATAACCGAGTTCTTAAGAGCGTCCTTGACGAGTCCGAACTTCGAAGCGAGGTTCTTAAGCCCCTCTCCGGCACCCTTGACCTTTCCTGTGAAGTCGATCCACATAATGAAGTCATGGATCTTGTCTGAAACCCACTTGATTGCCTTACCGACCAGGTCAATCGGAGGTAGGAGCAGCTTGAGTATCTTTCCGCCAAGGTCTAGCTTAGTGAACCACTGGTCAAACCAGTAGATCGCCTTGCCAATTACCTTCGTAATCTGGAATACGCCAGAGTTGATCCCTGTGAACGCTGGGAATAGTGCGCTGATAATGTGTGAGGCGACCGTGAAGATGACTTGAGCTACCTCGCCGAGGATGGTGGCGAAGATATGGAAGATCGAGAAGACCCCTGTGAACGTCCACTCAAGCTTCTCGGCAAAGTTGTTCGTGATGATGAGCTTAGACGTGAAGTTCTCAAACGCCTTGGTGATACGGACTAGGCCTTCTGCCGTAGCATTCATGAATACTCGACGGAAGGCTGTTCCGATCTGTCCGAGAACCTTGACGATTGCCCAGAAGATATTTGCCAGACCCTGAACGAGGGCGGTGCGTCCGCCAAGGTCCTTCCACATCTGGAGGAACCCATTTCGAGCATCTGCGCTAGACTTGATGACTGCACCGAGCCAGTCACCGATAGCAGTAAACAGATTTGATGCCTCTTCGAAGTCTCCAAAGAGAATCTCGAACGTCTCGGCCCATCCAGAACCGATGGCTTCCTTAGTGGTGTCAACTAGCTGACTAAACGTTCGAATCTTGGTGGCGGCGTCGAAGGCACCCTGAGCAAACTGCTTAAGTTTATGCGCCTGCTCCTCAGAATAACCCATCTCAACAAGCTGCGCCTCAGAGAGGTCATTCGTCAGAGCAGTAAGGGTGGTCGTCATGACCTGAGCAGTAAGCCAGTCTTCCTTGAGGGATTCTCGGAAGTTCCCATCCTTAGCGATAGCCTCATCGTAACCAGTACCCATCATTCGGGAGGTCTCTATAAGAGCGTTACGGAAGGATTCGCCACCCATACCGGCTTGGACTAGTGAGTTCCAGTCCTGAAGGTGAACAGCACCGGCCGCGATAGCCTGCGATAGCTGGGTGTACGCAGTGGCTGTCTGCTGGGCAGTTGAACCCGAAGCCGCTGCGAGGTTAGAAAGACCCTTAATCGATGCCACGGATGTCTGAAGATCAACACCAGCTGCGGTGAACAGACCAATGGCGTGAGTCATGTCGCTGAAGCTGTATACCGTCTTATCGGCATAGGTGTTCAGCTCGGCCAGAGAGGTCTTAACCTCGCCGAGTGTGGTCCCCTTCTCAACCGTGTTGGCCATAATGGTCTGAATTGCTCTCATTTTGAGCTCATACTCATTAAAGCCATCTTTGATAGTTCCGATGAAACCAGAGACCACACTTCGACCGGCATTAAGAGCCGCGACACCGATTCCGCCGAATGCAGTTACGGCAAGACCCTGCATGACGGTCATGTTCTTACCGATATCGAGGGCCTTCGTGGCCAGATCGCCTAGAGTCGTATTCTTAGCTATCTCGCCGATTCGAGAAAGACCGTCTGCAGCCCCCTGCATCTTCAAGGATTCCTTGAGTCGGTCCATACTGGACGCGGATTCCTTGATTGCCGACAGAAACTGCTTGTTATTCATCTTGAGCGAGACTACCCGCTCGTCAATAGTAGCCACTACTTAGTGACCTCCTTCCAGGCCTTCTTCGCTATCTTGTCGAATACGGGCCTGATAGCGGGGTTGATGTAGTCTCGGCCGACGACGTACCCGCCATTGCGAGTACCGTGGCCATATTGCAAGATGACGGCGATGTTTACGCCGTTGTTTACATGCGAGTTAGTCCAGGTTATCTTCCAGTTCTCGCCAGTTCTGGTGACTTCGTAGTTCCAGCTAGCTGCCGTCTCACCCGACCTGGAGGGGGTCGCCGCCTTGAGAGCAGAAACCCCCTCCTTGCCGAACTGATTCATGATCAGAGCCAGGTCTAACTTCGTCATTCTGTCAAACCAATTCCTGGTGAGTTTCCAGTCTCCCTGGCTCTCGATCGTAATCATGATTCTCCTAGACTAGAGATTCAGAGTAGATGTTGGCCACTCCGGAGACCATGCATCCGACAGCACCCTTGGCTAGGGCGTCATCGTATGCTTGCCTTGTCGGGCAGATGTGTCCCCATACTGGCTTCCCGAGGGCGGTGGTCCGTCTCCAAACCTCGTCGCTGGCGTCGAAGGACATACCAATGTAGTCCCAAGGTTTGTGCCACTCATTGATGCGCCCGTCAGTAACATGGTCCGGGTAGGAGTACCCCCAACACTTCCACCCATCGGCCTTCCACTGACCAGCGAGCCATCCCGCGTCAATAGAGAACTTCCAGATGATTCGCCCTTGGGCGTCCGGCGGGAAGAACTTCTTCAATTCCTGCCACTGAGCCGCTGAATACTTCGGATCAAGAACCGTGATGTGGCTTGAGCCGTAAGCGGCGAAGTACTCCTCGACAGTCATAAATGGCTCACCGATGGTGGTGTACTTCTTGATCTCCGCCCAGGTCATTTCAGTGACGGGGGTATCCGGAGCAGACTTGTCGACTCGCTGAAGGGTTCGATCGTGGTTAAGGAACCACACACCGTCCTTCGTCTTCTGACAAGACACCTCTAGCGCGCCTGCACCGTACATTACGGCATTAGTGTATGCGCGCATAGATGCCTCGGGCCAGCTGACTGATCCACCTCGATGGGCGATCAGGAAGCCGCGAGTGTCCATCATGGTGTGTATATCAGAGTATCCTCTTGGTACAGCACGCATGGTAGACGGTTGTAATTCTCCATTCCAGTATACAAATACCGGGTTGGAACTTCCAGAATCGGTAATCTCTATACCCGGAACAACTACGGCTGGAGGTTCTGGATTCTCTTCCTCAAGTTCTACCCAAGCATAAGCCTTAGCGCCATACGAGTCCTTCACCGAAGAAGCCAGTGCCCCGATGGTCATCGACCACGAGGATCCTCGGTTACGCTTACCGCCTCTGGCGATTGGGTCGGTACCTGGGGGATACCATACTGGTTCGTCTCGAGAAGATGGTGCGTGATATTGTACGGCTACTAGATTTTTCTTGGTCTTACCTAGAGCAGGAATACCTGGTTGCCAGGTGTGTATCTTATAGTTGGATACCCCGCCGATCGAGAATAAGACGAAGTTCTCTCTAGCATTGGTGGCGACGTCACTATTGAACTTAAAGTCGCCATCAAGATCAGCTTTTGTGGCCCGTTTTACAGCTACATACCCAGATCGCCCACCGGCGTCACGGTTGTATTGGAAATCCCAGCCAGCAGGAGGTCTGGCTTTGGTGTCTCCAAACTGTGAAGCATAGAATACAACTATAAGGTCTCCGATCTCAGCACCCGTACTTCGTAGCGAAGTAGTACCGAAACCATTAGCCTCAGATCCGCTACCGGTAGCTACATTAACATGTAATCCCGGCTTTGGCGTCTCATAGACGTTGAAGTTGTGGATTGTGATGTCTTGCGCAGTACTCGGAACCGCAATGGACGGAGTCCACATTGGGTAAGCGTTGTTAGGAAGCTCGAAGTCGAACTTGATCGCAGCATTCGCCCCACCGCGGATGTTCCAGGTAGCGATGAAGTCCTGCTTGCCGGTGGTCTTCTTTCCTGCCTCGAACCAGTTGGCTCGCATGGCGATCTGAGTGTCTTGATCCGCCGAGTACGTTATCTCGACCGTCCACTTACGATCACCGACGGTATAGGCAGACGACTCGAATGGGGTGGCGCTGGATCCCTTTCGGATCAGTCGGCCGTCCCCTACTCGAGCGCCGTTACCTCCCCACCAGGCTCCAATTACTGGGAATACGCTAGCCATTACTTGGCCCGCCTAACAATCACCGTCCCAGACGGAGTCCCAGCTGGAACCGGATCATCAGGTCCGAGGACAATCATCTTCGGGACCTCTGGAATCTTGAGATTGTCGACCTTCAGCTTGAGCTTCAGGTATCCCTTGAGCCACGGAATGATCAGTTCTCGGATCTCAGCGCCCGGAGGGTTCTCGTAAGGGTTACCGACTGGGTGCCACTGACCACCATTTTGAGGATCCTCAACAAGGAAGCCGTCGGTGACGTAGAGGTGGCTGATCGCGAGGTTGTCCGCCTTGTCGAAGACCTTCTGGTAGTTCTCAGAAGTGACCGAGTGCACCACAGCCCACCATCGAGTAGACGGATAGGCCTTCATATGGTCGGGAAGAATCGGAGAGGTTGGATTCTCCTCGAGGAACTTGGCGGCAGTCCCCTCGAACATCATACAGACGTCGAAGTCGAGGTTACACACATCCTGGGAGATGTTGGATCCGGTGTTGATCGCGATCACGAAGTCCAGGCCGTTCTCTCGGCGAATCGTGTCGATCAGATCCTTGTACCACGGAAGGCGGTCCTTCCTGGCATCCCATCCGTTGATCACCTCGTCGAGGAAGACACCCTGTACCAGGTCGCCATACCAGTGCTTAGCGCGCTTCAGCTGCTCAAGGATATATTCCTTGGTGAACTTGGAGGCGTTAGGAATACCTCGGTTATCCTCGGCATCTGGATTGATCGCGGCTCCATACTGGGTCTTGATATAGAACAGAAGTTTCTTTGCTCCTGAGCCAAGAGCTAACTCGCCCTGCTTCTGGAAGTCTACCTCCTGAGCCTCCCAGTCACCGCTGTTGCGGTTAAGGATGACATATCCGAGGTTGTCACGGAACTTCAGCGTCTGAGCCCACTTGGAGAACTGCCCCGGCTTTCCATCCTGGTAGTAGTCAGGCCAGTAGTAGGTTACTGGAGAGTAGTACCGTGCGCCGTTCTTGAATGGATTGGTCTGTCGGAGTGCGTCTTCGACATCGGCCTTCTCGCCGTAGGTTTTGGCTGCCTCGTCCTTGGTGAGATACCTGTCGAGTTGAGGGGTAACCGCATCCTGACCGGCCGGGCCACGCTCTCCAGCAGGTCCGGGAGGACCCTGCGGTCCGGGAGGGCCAGCAGGTCCAACTGCACCATTATCGCCCTTGGGTCCGGGTTGACCATTTGCTCCGGCAGGACCAGTGGGTCCAGGAGGACCTTGGATGCCTTGATCGCCCTTGGGTCCAGGAGGACCAGCGGGGCCCCTAGGTCCTTCGGGGCCAGGCACCGGGGTTCCTCCGGCTCCACCGCCAGCAGGTCCAGGGGGACCCTGAAGACCTCGAGGGCCTTCTGGTCCGGCAGGTCCACGTTCCCCCGCATCGCCCTTAGGCCCGGGAGGTCCAGCGGGACCAGCATCACCCTTGGGTCCTCGAGGGCCGATTGGGCCAGGCGAACCAGCCCCTCCGCCACCTCCACCGCCGAACGGAAGCGGAGAGATCTCGGATGTGGGGTCAGCGGACATTACGTCAATAGTTCCACCCTGAGTCAGAGCAACGTGCTTGACGATATCAAACTTGGGGGAATCGATGTAGATGGTGTGGGTCCAGGCGCCAGAGGGGGTTACTCCAGCGCCCGGAGCCAGCACCTCGATGTTGACAGCGCCAGCCTGGTCTGTCCGAACCATGTGCTCGCGCATTGAGACTGCGGCACCTTCGACGGTAGCCGTAGCACCCTTCACGTCAGGAACGATTCGGACAAGAGCCCGACCATTCTCCCCTCCGGGGATAGTGCCAGTAATAGCGCAGTATGGTGCTGCCATTTTGAGCCTCCTACGGCTGTTCGGCCCTGTCGAGCAGGGCGTTCACCTTGGTGTTTGTCTCGGCGCCGTAGACGCCATCGACCTCAGCGCCGACGGCTGCCTGAACGGCCTCGACAGTAGAGTCGTGCGCCTCCTCAGAGCCCTCGCCCCAGATTCCATCCTGCTCAGTGCCGACCACGGACTGCGTGAAGGCCACGCCGAAGGGGAAGGTCTTACCGCCCCACTCGGAAGCCGCGGCAAGAGCATAGCAACGAGACCGAGTGTTCGGACCGGCGACGTTGTCGGGGGTAGCCCGGACTGCACGCTGCAGAGCGCGGATGTCAGCGGGGCCAGCAGGAGCCGTGTTGCTCGGAGAGTCGGTATAAGCCGGGCGAATCACATAAGCGATCGACTGATTGCGGACACGCCGCCAAACACCGTTCCCAGCAGACTGAGAGCCATAGCTGCCAGACGAGGTGTTTCCCTCAATCGTCTGGAGCGTGCCGCCGCCAAGGTTCTTCTCGACGAAGCCCACGTGGTCCGTGCCGCCGCCGTCCCAGTTGTAGATGACGACATCGCCCGGTCGGGCGTCGTAAACCGATACGAAGTAAGCGTCAGGGTGCTGACGGATCTTGTTGACGGTATAGTCAGTGTTAAAGGAGAATCCTCCAATAGCGTCAATCTGCCCGCACTCGTCCAGACACATGCTGACGAAGAGCATGCACCACCAAACAGAGTCGGACGGTCCAGCAAGCCACTGCTGACCAGTTCGAGCTGCCCAGTATCGGCCAGCTTCGGATCCGGGCTGAGGGTCGTCTGGTGCATAGTAACCAATCCTCGCTGCGGCGCGAGCGAGTACGTTGTCTGCGACGCTCACTTCATCACCTCAGTAGTCTGGGAGACGTGAATCTCCTTGTCCTCCATGGGATCAGTTCCGATATGGGCCTGCGGAGCAAGCGCCTCCTCGGGAATGTCTTCGTGACTGATCATTGTTATCCCTTCGAACCAAGCCTAGCTCGCCTGGCTCTGTTGAGTTCCCGGTTCCGTTCCATAATCTCGGACTGGGACATCTTCTTATCGGGCTGATTCTTTTGGTTACATACCCGAATGAGTGTGAGTAATCGGTTGATATGCCATGTCTCACACTCGAAGGGGATCTGGCAAGCAATCATCCAGTAGTAGATCAACTCGGATGACGTGTACTCGCCGGATCCAGAATCTCCACCCATATCGCGGATGGTGGTTGCGGTCATCGTGTCTGCCATGTAGGCGCTAATACGATCGACCTCAGATGGGGGAATCCTATCCAGGAGCGACGGGTCATACTCCTCGTCAGTGATCATACACTTGATGTAGAGGGCCATCTCCTCAGCGGTGACTTTGTCGTTACCGATGAGGTGCTTATGGGTAATTGACTCCCATTTTGACAGCGCGACCAGGTTGTGCTCCAGGTGCAGGACTCCGCCAGGCATGGAGACAAAAGTGCCTGTCTCCTCGTCAAACCCGTCGATATCCGGGATAGAAACTATAAGCATTGCAGGCACCGAGGGCCCAGGAGTCTAGGTCTCTGAGCCCCCGGTGTGGTATATCAGCCTGCGAAGTGCGCCTTGATCTCGTCAGGCAGGAGGAGCTTAGGCTCGAGAGCCCCGCCTCCACCCTGAGCGTCGGAACCGAACAGCTTAGCTTCAAGGGTCTTCAGCTTACCGGCGTCGACGTCGAGAGACGAGATGGTCAGCAGCGAGGTCGGCTTGGCGCCGGACACATTGACCGGCGTGGTGGACAGCTCCCAAGAGAAGGAGATCGCCTCGGGAGAGTCGTTGACGGTCTTGTACCCCTTCTCGGAAGGAGAGGCCTTGCAGCCGTACAGGATGTGGAGCTTGTAGCCCTTGTCCTGACCAGCCACGTCGTCACCGATCTTGGTGCGGTAGACGAGACCAAAGGCCAGTCGGTCCTGCTGACCAATCTTGACACCCTTTGTCAGCGTGGCGGAACCGTCACACTGCTCGAACTCGTCGGGGTAGGTGTAAGCCTCGATGGTAGCCTTCAGCTTCTCAGCCGAGAGCATCGAGAGGTACAGAATGTTGTCGGCGTAAAGGTCGGTAGCCTCAGCGCCCTCGGGCTTCTCGGAGATGGCGGTGATACCATTCCAAGCGACACCCTTGCCGTAGGTCTTCTGAGCCGGGTCGTACACATACAGTGCGCAGTGGTCGACACCGGTCTCAATACGGCGCTCACCAGTCTTGTCCCAGACAAGTGCAGCCATGTTAACTCCTAATAGTAGACGTCGAAGATGTCGTGATAGAGGTTGTCCGCTACGAGTCGAGACTCATGGCGGCTGAACAAAAGGTCCTCGATCTTCGTTCGTGTCGGGTCCTCGGGATGCCGGGCAATCAGAGTAACCTGGAACCGGTTTGCTTTGATATACTTGAGGTTGT